AAAGGGCGAAATCAATGAAATGGACATTCAGGACATTTTGTTTATGGAGAACCGTGACCGTGTGTATGACACTACTGTTTATGAACTTCGTGGCACTTACAATGTATCCGACCAAGACTTTGATTTGAGCCAATTTGGTTTGTTCTTAAACGCTGACACGCTGTTTATTACATTTCACACCAATGAAATGGTGGAGCGTCTTGGACGCAAACTCATGGCGGGTGACGTGCTTGAACTGCCTCACTTGAATGATGACTTGCTACTGGATGCAAACGCAAAAAGCATTAACAAATTTTATGCTATTCAAGATGCCGCACGTTCAGCAGAAGGTTTTGGACCAACTTGGTGGCCGCACTTGTGGCGTATCAAGGCCGCACCTATCAATGACGCACAAGAATATCGTAGCTTGCTAGGTGACCCAGAAGATGAAGATAGTTTGAAAAACGCACTCAGCACTTACAATAAGGAAATTGCAATTTCAAATGCAATTGTTGCTTCTGCGGAAACGATTACACCAGCGGCTGGTTATAAAAATACTGAATTTACAGAATCAACTTATGCTCCTGTTATCAATGGATTTGACGGATCCGGTGAATCAAGCCTGGCTGTTAATTCATCAGAGAATGTAGCAGTTGGTGGGGATACTACAAACATCGAAACTGGATTCTCGTTTCCTGTTAATCCGTCACAAGGTGACTTGTTTGTTAGAAATGATTTCCAACCTCAACGACTATTTGTATATCGTGGCAACAAATGGCATAGACTTGCTGACAACTCGGCTTCAACTGGTTGGGCAACATCTGCAACTAATGCAGGACCGTTTATCAACAATAACGCAACCACAACAAATAACGCTGGTGAGACTGTTCCACAACGTCAAGCACTAAGTGGCGTATTTGTTAAACCCAAGGCAGACAATTAATGGCACAACAATATTTTTATGATCAACAGATCCGTCGCTGGCTACTACAGTTCATGAGACTATTTGGTGGCTTCTCTGTAAAGATGGGCAAGGATGCAACCGGTGCAGACAACTACCACCAAGTACCTGTACGTTATGGTGATACAACTCGTATGAGCCAACACATTTTGCGTTCCAACAGTGAAAACACAATTCTAAGTGTTCCTGCTATCAGTTGCTATATTGCAGAGCTTGTACCTAATGCTGAAAGACGCATGACTCCTTCTTTTGAAGATAGCGTACAGATTTACGAAAAGAAATATGATCCAGTGGGACAGACATTTGAAGATGCTGTTGCCGAAACTTATACATTAGAGCGTCATGCTCCTATCCCGTTTGACTTGACAATCAATGTTGATGTATGGACTAGTAATACAGAACAAAAGCTACAACTACTTGAGCAAATTCTATTACTATTCAATCCTTCTGTTAATCTACAAAGCAGTCAAAACCCGTACGACTGGACAAGTTTAGCTGTTGTTGAATTAATCAACGTAACCTGGACTGCTCGCAGTATTCCGCAAGGCACTGACGACATCATCGACGTTGCCAGTCTAATCTTCTCGTTGCCAATCTTCTTGACACCACCTGCTAAGGTTAAACGTCAAGTTCTAATCCACAGTATTTTAAACAATATTACTGGCGACTATCAGTTTATTGACGACATTACAATTGGTCTTAACAACAAGCCAATCTCGTCAAGGCAGTGGATTACATTTAAAGATAGGCACATACGTGTTACCAACGATTCGATACAACTGCTGACTAATAGAAATACTACAACTGACACAGAAAATGTTGTACCAGCAACGCTACGTTGGAATGAACACTTTGAAAACTATGGCGGGTTTAAAAATGGTATTACTGAGATAAGATTAAAACTTGGAAGTGCAATAGACCCGCACGAAGTAATTTTAAGAATCAGTGAGAACACTGAAAACGAAAACTTGTTGTTCTATACAGTAGATACTTCAACGCTGCCTAACGATACTATTCCCATGATCAATGGTGTAGTAGATCCAACTCGAAGTGCGCCAGGTAACGGCAACATTCCCCTTGTACAAGCCGGCCAGCGTTATTTGTTAACGGAATCTGTACCACAAACAGGCTTGTGGGGTACAGTGATTGCAGATGCGAACGATATTATTGAATACAATGGTAGTAACTGGATTGTTAGCTTTGATGCAAGTGCAGTTAATGCACCTGCTTATACTACAAACGCAAACACCATGGTCAAGTTGTATTACACTGGGACTGAATGGGTAGTAGCAATCGAAGGAATATTCGAACAAGGCTATTGGCGCATTGTCAACTAAATATTTTTATGAGAGCTGTTGGCGCACTAATTGTTAGCAAAAAAACCGGAAGAGCTATGATGCAACTTCGTAGCCCTTCTGAAACACATAGCATGTGCTGGGGACTATGGGGCGGTAAGTTAGATGGCAACGAAGGCGACCTTGAGGGACTAAAGCGCGAGCTCTGTGAGGAGCTTGGTTATCCAGGTGTGCCAAATACTATTGCCATGAGTCATGTCTATACATTTACAACTCGGGATAAACGCTTTCGCCATGTTAGCTATCTAATATTATGCGAAGAAGAATTTATCCCCACAGTAGATGAAGAAAGTGCAGGCTACTGTTGGGTTAACTTGTGGGAATGGCCACAACCACTGCATCGTAATACTGCAAAAATGTTTAACAGTCGTGGCTTTAGAGAAGCATTAGAGGGTTTATTGGATGGCGTTAAGAGTAATTAAAAATACTTTAAGACAGCCAGAAATATATACAGGGCCTCATCGACAAATTGAGGTAGAGCAATGTTGGCAAAGTCACTTAAACAATCCGCTGTTGAATAAGCTATATAAAGATTCTGTTTGTTACACAGAACGCTGGTACTTAGAAACTCGACGACTTATAAACGAAGAACTGTGGTATCATCCACTACTAGTCAGTTTGTTGTTAGACGAAAAACTAAAACTTGACTTGATAAAAAGCACTATTGTTGATGCTGTTAATATGCGAAGTATATTAAACGATTCGCGTTATCCAGAGTTTCAAATGTCGGCTAGTGTTAATTTAAAGAAGCTAACTCGTTGGTGTGCGTTCTTTGTTAGCTTGCCTGATTCACATGAAACTCTTGTTGCCCTAAATGGCCAATCTGGCGACTAAGATCTAGGTCGCACCAAATCTTGATTCCATTGTGATCAAGTAAATCACAAAATCCCATATCTTCTCCGTGCCACGTTGAACTTGGTGCATGCCACTTTAAAGGAAAGTGTGGGCTAGGCATTTCATCTGCGATAGTTGCTCGCATTAACAAACAACCAAACCCAGTGTAACGTACTTGAGTCAACCCATGGCCAGTTGTATCAACTGGTTCCACTGGTTCAATAGAATGAAATGCTGTTGGGTGGAATGGTGGCACTCGCTTTGAGTATGTTGCACATACCACTTTCTTTTTATGCTCTAACAAGCGAACAATAACGTCTTCGGGAAATGTCATGTCGCTATCAAACCACATAATATGTTCTGCATTATATTTGTCAACCGCAAGGTTTAGTAGCACCTGTCTCTGGTTACTGAGTACTGTACCAGCATCCATTTCTAACAGTACAGGAATACCGTGTTGTTCTGTGTATTTGATAGCTTGTACCAAACAGTAGGTAAATTTTGCATGTACCATTCCATTGGTAGGAACGCATATAACAACCTGCTCACTTAGAACAGGTTGCTTGTCAAACACAGAACGAGATGACTTGCCGAACATTACTCTTCAGAAGTATCAACGTTGGCTAAATTTGCTTTGCGTTCTGCAATGCGTGTTGTTTTGTTGATCACATTTAAGAAAGTTTGGCAACGACTAATAGTTTGTTCATACAACTCTGCTGGCAACTTTAGCATCTGCGACATATTTTCCACTGACACACTTTGTGTCAATGCTTCAACTGCGGCTTTACGTGCAAGCTCTTCAACCCAAAATTGTGGTTCAGCTTCTTCAACTGCGGCTGCAACGTCTTTACCAATTTCAGCTTGTAGTTCAGCGATACGAGCATTGATAATGTTCATCTCATTGAGTACAATTTGTTTTTGCCAATCAGTTGTTGCTTTTTCCAATTCGCTGTTTAAAAATTCCATCTCTTGGCAAAGAGAAACCAACAAGCGCGGGCCGCTGGCTATGCTATATACAAAATTTTCTCTTTCAAAATTTGTACGGAATGGGACTTGTTTTAATACTGCTCGTGTATTGTTTAGGATTTCGTTTTGAGTTAGTGGCATGAAAGCTCCTTCTATGTTGTACTATGTATCATTTTAGATAAAGAAATTTTAGCCAAAAAGAAAGGGTGTTTCCACCCTTTCTTTAATGCATAACACTATTAGATGTTATATGGTGTTGTACGGCCACCAAATGTGCTACTTAAACTAACAGAGCCAGAACCGATACCTAAGTATCCGCCTAACGTACCACGTAGTGATAAGTTAGAGCCTGTTGTGTTAGAGTAACCTCGTTTGACATTACCAAACGAAATTGACGATCCAGTTGCTGGAAGAATTGCCATTTTATTTGCCTCCTCTTTTCACTGAATTAATGTAAAGTCTTCTTTACAAGTGCCTGTAGTTCCTCGATTTGTGCTTGTTGTTCTTTAACAGCGTTAACTAGAACAGAAACAACTTTGTCGTAACGAATAGTCTTAAAGCCTGCGATACCAG